TTAATTCTATCTTCCCAGTCTGGTTGAGTTTCTCCATTAGGTATAGTAAAGTTGTACCCTAAGAATCCAAATTCAAATACATCTGGATTACTAGATACCTGTACTAACTTAGCTGGCATAGTTTCAGTATCAAGTATAATTTTACTATTTACAGCATGAGTCTCTTTCCAGTGATCTGTATCCCAAGACAGATAGTATCCAGTAAAACTATCTCTATCTGTACCAGTTACCGATATTGTTCCTATATCCGCATCAGTAAATCCATCCATAGAAGCAGGCAAGTCAGTAATCTTAGCAACTGAATCTTTCCATCCAACACTAGCTTGATTACCCCAACTATCTCCAGTTTCAAATGTAAATGTTACGCTCTTACTTATTCTAAGAATAGACCCACTCTTCTTAACTGTAAATCCTGCTGCTTGTATTTGATCATATAAGTTAACTATTGCAGCAATAGAGTCAGTATTATTATGAGAATATGAAGTTCCATTTAAAACTATTTCATAAGTATAACCTTCTTCTAATCCGTTATCAAAAGACTTCTTTATCCAATAGAAAGCAACAGTATCACCAGACACAGTAAGTTCAGTGTCATATGTTATTACTTCTTTTCTGTTAAGAATCCAAGTAGTATCACCTACCGTAAGAAATTGAATGTCTTTAGTCCAATTAGTACCAGCCCATCTAAGTAGAGAGTTTCCTCCTAGATCATTAATAGTCTTACTATCTCCAGTCTCATCATATATCTTTAATCCATTATCACTAAGTATTAATCCATACTTATTCTCACCATCACCTCTATCATAACTATGTACACTCATATTGTCTGTATGATCTACCACAGCATTATTAGGTAAAGACTTTAATGGATTTCTTCTTCTTAATCCTTGTGCAGGAGTAATCATAAAGTTATCCATAGACTCTACTTGATTATCATATCTATTAGCTACAGGTTGCTGTGATACACCACCAGATAAGTTGTTTATGTTGTGGTTAATAAGCATTAGATATTCTCTCTATCTAGTAGTCCTGTAGCGAAGTCAGACTCTAATATATTACCATCTCTATTGTTAGCATCTTCTCTATAAGCATCAATTCTAGCTATATCTATCATTCTATTTCTAATACTAATATCTTCAGTATTACCAATAATATTAATATATGCTTGTAATGAAGCTACTTGAGTTATATAATCAGCTACTATAAATGGAATATCATCAAAGACAATATCTTCTACTACTTTACATTCTTTACTCTTATCAAATATGAAACTCATTTCACTCTTATCAAATAACTTCCAATCTCTAACCATTAAGTTAGGTTCATTATCTCCACCATCAGTACTTAAGAATGTAAGAGGAATAACTATATTACCTTGAACATTAGGATATAAATCTCTAGTAGTAGTATTGAAGTACCAACCTTTAGATAGTATCTTTCTTTTAGTAATATCTAATTGTTTATCTACAATAGTAGCTATCTGTATATCTTCTACATTATCAGTAATATCTAAAGGTAATTCATTTAAAGCTAATAGTATTTCATTTATTGAATCTCTTTTATTCACTATATTTCCTTTCTTGAAATTAAAAAGGGCTAGGCTATTAACCTAACCCTCTTATTCTGTTTAGTCTAAAGACTAGTAAACGATAGCTACTAATGAAGCTGGGTTTAATGTACCAGTTCCAAAAGCATAATCAATGTCTACATAATTACCTTTATCTTTTTTCTCATACCAAGTGTCAGTTTCAATAGCACCAAATTCAGTGATACCAATAACATCTTCAGTTAGAACCCAACCAGCTAATGTCTTACCGTTTAATACTTTACCAGTACCTTGAGCAACTAAACCAGTAGTTAAGATATTGTTTGAAGTAATAATCTTCATACCATTAATCTTAAGAACATTACCTTCTTTGATAGAACCATTAGAACCATCATTATAATCAGCATTTAATGCTTTTTGAGAAAGAACTAATTTAGTATATAACTCAGGAGTTAAACACATAACTCTTTGTTTACCTTTTTGTTTCTTTCTATTTAAAGCAGAACCAGCTTCAAACATAGCTTCTAAGATTGCATCACCTTTAGCTTCAGTAGTAGCACCAGTACCAATAGCAGCTTTATTAATTACAGAAGCTGTATCTTGAACTACTCTACCTGAACCATCTTCAGCTAATAGTTTACCTAAGTCCATAGTAGCATCAATTTGCTCTAGTACTTTTTCATCAACAAACTCAGCCATACCATCAGCATTTTCTTCTACTGCAATTTCTACTAATGAGAAGTGAGTAGCTTTCTTTTCCCAGTTATCAATGAATTTTCTATCATAGAAAGTTCTTTCAACTTCAATATTTCTTTTGTTTAAGTTAAGTCCAGTATTAGTTGGAACAGCACCTAATGCGTGTTGTCTAATATTGCTTGATGTACCACCACCCTTAACATCAAATCTTGATGAATAACCACCATTGATTGTTTTTACTGTACATAGTTCTTTAAATACATTTACTTCTGCAAATCTTGAAATAGTTGCTGCGAAGATTTCTAATGCTAATCCTGTTTTTGTGCTAACTGCGTTGTTAGCTCCTGTTAATGCTGACATTTTATAATCCTTATAATATCTTTTGATTGTCTTTAATAAAAGAGACACCTAATCTTAATAACCCTAAACCTTATGTTATATGATTATCTCAACTAGATACCTTTGGAGTATCATATGAGGTCAGTAAAATAAACTTCTACTATTATCATACACACTTTTTCTTAATATTGTCAAGCTATGCGAAATGACTAGCTTTAAATAACCTATCTACTTTAGCTTTGAACTTAGGATTAGACCTATATTCCTTACTAGTTCTATCCATAATATATTCAGCTTGATCAGCATATCCTGCTTCCTTAGAACTACCATTACCACGAACTCTATTAGAACTACCAACACTATTATTCTCTAAATAATCAGCCTTAATACCTTTCATCTTCAACAACATTTCACTATGAGTTCCAGTAACAATAGCATCTAATTGTTTCTGATCATAATTACTTTCAGCCCAAGCTTTAATAGTTTCATATTCATCTTGTCCTCCTGCAATATCATATACATTCTGAGTAAAAGTATCTTGATCACCTTTTAATCCATCAATATATTTATCTACTACAGAATCTGGAATACCCATCTTATTTAACTCATTATACTGTTCATCAGTAATAGTACCATTAGTATTAAACTCTGCTTCTAATCCACTCCACATAGCTTCACTTACATTCTCTGGCTTATCAGTATCTTCTTCTTCCTTCTTTACCTCTACTTCTTCTTCTACTTCTTTCTTTTCAGAACTAAATTCTTTTCTTAACCCAATGTAATACTCTTCTAAAGCAGCATCACTCATACCATCAAGGATAGAATTAGACAAGCTTGGTTTTAAGTTATCTATACCTTTTCTTAAATCTTCAACACTTTCAAATACTGAAGCATAAGTCTTTTCTTCTTTCTCTTCACTAGGTAACTTTACATCATCATCTTCACCACTTGTAGGGTTCTCAAATTCTTCCCTAATTCTATTCTTCTCTTCAGTTAATTCTTCTTCAGTTAATTCTACTTCTTCATTCATTGTCAATTCCTTTATAATATATATTGTCTTCTCATTTTAACTAACTATTGGACTTACATGAGAGAAAGACAAAAACTCAATGCCAATAACTTATAACCCTAATAGAGCTATTAGTTCGATTTCCTTTAACTTAGAGTAACCACTAAGTCCTTTATCTTTACACATAGCTTTTAACTCAGCTACAGTATACCTATCTTCCTTAATTTCTACCTTCAATCTATCCATTGGATTTAACCATATCATCCTACTGCTCCTTGTACTGCTGCACTACCTGCATCAGCTCCTGCTGTCTGCATACCACTCATCATAGCTTGTTCAGACATTTGTTCTTGCTTAGCTTGACCTTCTATCTCAGCCATTTGACCTTCTGTATATAAGAAGTCTTTACTAGCAACACCACTATTAGCAACTATAGAACTAACCATAGCACCTAAGTTAACTGTCTTAGCTACTGCTTCTGGACCTACTACTTGACCTAATAATTGTAATTCTTGTATCAAAGCATTAATCTTAGACATCTCTACATTTCTACCTAGTGCTTGTACACCTGTAGTAATAATAACATCTACTTCTTTACTAGCTTCAATCTTCATATCTTTCATAGCTTGTTCTACTGCAGGTCTTTGAATATC